TCCTCCAAAGACCTGTACGGCTGTTTTGTGACCCGCGGTGCACCGGCCTACGCAAACGGCGACCTCACGTTTGTCTTGCGGCTGGTGCGGGCATAGATCGCCCAAATGAAAAGACTATTTTATCTGGGAGGTGAGGCGTGAACATAGCGAAATTAGTGCCGGTGGTGATGGGGAGAGCAATTCCAGCTGAAACGCTGCCGTGGAATATGCTTTCAAATGCGGGTGCGATTGTTGAGGATTTCGAAAGTCTCACTGGATTTGCGGCAAGCGGAACGGGCGCATCAATCGCTCTGGACGCCGCCAATTACAAAACAGGAACCAAGTCCATCCAGCTAACAACCGGATCGGGGGTCTTGGGGCGCATCAGTCGCACTGGGGTTAGTTGGGATTTGTCAACCTGGGGCGATGATATACGGCTCTGGTTTTACGTCGCGGACGCTGCCACTATTACTGCCGGGGGCATTCAAATTGTCCTGGCGACCGATGGTACGCTGACCAAGAATTTTAATGTATATATATATGCTCACGCAGGATGGAACCTCGTAAACCTGCGCAAAGTAGACTTTACCGTGACAGGCGGCATGACCTGGACGGATACCGTCACCTTGATGCGGCTCAATGTTACTCCAGTTGCCGGACAGGTTGGTGTTATATCGTTTGATAGCCTGACCGCCGCCGTGGTGCAGCGCCCCGCATTGATGATAACTTTCGATGACGCCGATCCAACGGTTTACACCCAGGCATTTGCCTATATGAAACCGCACAAAATACCTGGGACGTTTTATGTCATTACCAATAATATTGACGATGTAGGGACCATAACGTCTGCTCAGTTAGTAGAAATGGACGCGGCTGGCTGGATTATCGGCAACCATACCGATGACCACAGTACCTTATCCGGGCTAGATCAAGCCACTCAACAAGGGCATCTTAGCGCAGCAAAAACCGCGCTAGAAGGATTAGGGTTGACGCGAGGAGAATATCACGCGGCCTATCCGGGCGGCTCATATGATGCCAACACATCTCCGGCTATGCTGGCCGAAAGTATGCTGACCGGGCGAACGGTGGGCGCGGCTCGTTACCCGGTTTTGCCGCAGGATGATTTTTACAAAATTCAATTGGGAAAGCAGTTTGGAAATACGCTGACGCTGGCCGCCGCAAAAACATGGCTCGATGGTGTCGTTAGCCGTTGCGAAGTTGGGATCGCGCTGTTTCATCAAATCATTACCCCGGCGAGCAACGCTTCACAGTGGCCGATAGCCGATTTTCAGGCATTTATAGACTACGTGGTAGCGCAGCACATCCCCTGTATCACAATGGCGGATTTCTACGCCCTGAATAGTGGCCCGGTTACGGTCAAAAAAGTTGCGTAGATAAAATGATGGTTTGATGGGAAACTCTATGCCCGAACCTAAAGTTATTGCCGCAATCAACGCCCAACGCGCCCAACTTCTTGCCCACGAAGCCGAGACCATGCGCGAGATGGCCTCGCGCTGGATGAAGGTCGAAGACGCCCTTCGAGCCGGCATGCTTGAGCTGGCGATCTATCTGGATGAACTCAGGCTCAAGGGCGAGGCGATCACCCCGGCGCGCCTGATGCAAATGGACCGCTATAAGGCACTGATTGCCGATGCACGCGCCCAGCATGAGCAGTATTCGCGCTGGCTGGCAGATAGCCTGGCCGATGACCAGCGGGCGCTGGTCCAGCAGGGCATCACCGATGCGCAAGGGCTGATCACCGCCGCGATGCAAGACGCCAGGCTGAAAAGCATGATCTTTGACAGGATCAACGTTTCGGCGGTCGAGTTTATGATCGGCTTTGCCGCCGATGGCTCGCCGCTCTACGATTTGCTCAGGGCAAGTTACCCGGAGAGCGTTGTCAGGCTGACCGATGCGCTTATTCAGGGGATTGCCAGCGGCAAGGGCCCACGCGCCACGGCTCAGCGCATGGTCGAGGATATGGCGGGCAATTTGGACCGGGCTTTGCTGATTGCGAGGACGGAGCAGTTACGGGCGCTCAGGGCGGGCAGCCTTGAGCAGATGGATCAATCCGGGGTAGTTTCGGGCTACATCAGACGGGCGCAGCTTACACCGGCAACCTGCCCGGCCTGTCTGGCCCTGGATGGCAAAGAACAGGACACAAGCGAGGTATTCGCCTCTCATCCCGCATGTCGGTGCTTCGCGCAGCCCAAATTGAAATACGGCAAAACGCCATCCTTCCCTTCTGGCGTAGAGTGGTTCGAAACGCTTGACCCGGATGCGCAGTTTACAATTTTGGGAAAGTCCCGGTATGAATTATTCAAAAATGGTCAATTGGACTGGGGCAACGCGGCGAAAATCCATAACGACCCGGTGTGGGGGCCAACCATCAAGCAAGGCACGATCGAGGACTTGACCCGCTAATCGGGATCGCCCTCATCGGATAGCCCCAACTCATCCAACAAATCACGAGGAATTTCCACCTCGTGATTTTTGTTTGTCTCATCCTCAACGGTCGCCTCGCTCCACGCCGTCACCTCAAAGCCTGGCACGCCGCAGAGATTTTCCATCACATGATACGGATTGCATTTCAGGTGCAGCCGCATGAACGCCTCGACTTCTCGCCAATCGGCAAACAGGCTGGTATTCGCGTTCGTCCGGGCAATCAACACGAATTGATCGCAGAACGAACAGCGCAGGTACAGGCGGTCAGAGTGGGCCACGTGTCTATTATAACAAGGGCCGCAACCCAATAAATGTCTGATTTTCGAAAACTCCTTATTCTGAAAGTAGCAAAACATACATCCACTGGCGAGATGCCAGAAAAGGAACCGAGCGAGATGCCCGACCCAAACGAACAAAATCAGCAGCAAAACCAGCAAGGCGCGAATGAGACATTCGATAGCTGGCTGGCCGCCCAACCCGATGAGGTCAAGACGAAAGTCACCTCCCTCCACGAAGCCCATACCACCGGCTTGAAATCGGCCCTGGCCAGCGAGCGTGATGCCCGCAGCGCCGCCGAAAAACAGCTAAGAGACTTAGCCAAGAAAGCCGAAAAGGGCAGCGAGCTGGAAGCCGCATTGACCAAACAGGCTGATGACCTGAGTGCCCTGCAGAAGCAAGCCGCTTTTCAGGACAAGGCTCACGCCGCAGGCGTCAAGAACCTCAAACTGGCATTTTTGGCCGCCAATCAAGCTGGCCTTGTCAGCGATAAGGGCGATTGCGATTTTGGCAAGTTGAAAACCGAGTACCCCGAACTGTTCACGCCGGTTGCCCCTGGCAACGCGGGGAATGGGACGGCCTCGGGCAAGCAAGTTTTTTCGATGAATGACGAAATCCGGCGCAAAGCCGGACGCCAATAACAGAGGAGATATTCAATGCCTTTCGGAAACCAGATTTCCCGCAGTGATGCGAGTGCACTTATCCCGGTCGAGGTCTCCAACGAGATCCTGCAGGGCGTTTGGAAAATGAACCCGGTCATGCAGCTCGCCCGGCGCTTGCCGAACATGAGCGCTGCCCAGCGCCGGATGCCGGTCATGTCCGCTCTGGCGACCGCTTATTTCGTGAGCGGCGACACGGGCCTCAAGCAAACCAGTGAAGTCAACTGGGCCAATAAGTACATCGACGCCGAAGAACTGGCCGTCATCGTGCCTATTCCTGAAGCTGTGCTGGATGACAGCTCCTTCGATGTGTGGGGCCAGGTCCGGCCTGAAATCGAAACCGCCATTTCCCTGGCGATCTCGGGCGCGGTTCTGTTCGGGACCAACATCCCGGCTTCCTGGACCACCAACATGGGCGCCGCCGGCTTGCTGGCCGTTTGCAACGCCGCCAGCCAGACCCTGAGCATCGCCGCCTATGCCGACCTGTATGAAGCCGTGTTGGGCGAAACCGCCGCCGGTGTGGATGGCGCTTTCATGGCCGTGGAAGCCGACGGCTTCATGCCGACCGGCACAATTGCCCACGCTTCGATGAGCGGCAAGATCCGCAATACCCGCGATGCGAACGGCAACCCGATCTTCAAAGATAACCTGCTGGGCGGCAAGCCGATCAGCTTCCCGACCGATGGCTCGATGGTTGCCGCGTCCGCTTTGGCCTTCACTGGCCAGTGGGATCAGCTCGTGTACGCCATGCGCCAGGATATCACCTACAAGATCCTGGATCAGGCCGTTATCCAGGACGGCGCCGGGAACATTGTGTACAACCTGGCTCAGCAAGACATGGTCGCCCTCCGGGCCGTCATTCGCTTGGGCTTCGCCCTGCCGAACCCGCTGAACCGCATGAACGCTACCGACGCGACCCGCTGCGCCTTCGCCGCGTTGACCGCTTAGGAGGTGTGAGATGGGATTTTTCCCCTCGAAAATTCAGGCGCTTATCGACCTGGTAGGCGGCTGGAAGATCGGCGGTACGCAGGTGACTGCCACCGCCGCAGAGCTGAATAAGCTCCACGGTGTGACCGCATCGACCGCCGAACTCAACCTGTCCGACCAAGAAGCCGTTCAAACCCTCGTGGCCGATGGCGCGATTACCGTCAAAAACGGGATTTGCATTATCGCCAAAACAGTCGCGGGCGTGGTCAACGCCACCCTCGCTGACCCGACCGCGGGCGATGACGATTTCAAGCGTCTGACCATCATCAACGGGCAAACCCAAGCCAATGTCATCACCTCGGCCAGCTCATTTGGCGGGGGCGGTGGCGGCGAAGATGTCGCTACCTTCGCGGCGGATGTGGGTAACACCCTGTGCCTGATGGCATACGGCGGCAAATGGTACGTCACCGGTTCGCACCAGGTGACCATCGCGTAATCTACCGATTGGGGCGGGGCAACCCGCCCTCTCTTTCAAGGAGTAACAAATGGGTGCATCTGTTTCCCCCACTGGCAAGGGCCTGCTGGCCATTGATATCACCGGCGTAACCGGAACCGGCAACGGCGCAATTGGCGCTGTGAAAAACCCGGAAGGCGTGGACGTTCTGATTACCCGCTGCTACCTGTACGTCAAGACCCAGTCCACCGGCGCGGCAAACCTCTCTTGCGGCGTGGCCTCGGCTGCTGACGGCGCGACGACTGACATCATCAACGCTCTGGCGGTTGGTGGGGCCACCGGCAAGTATTACAACGGTCAGGCCCAGCAAGTGACCGCGAAAACCGAAGTAACCGCGCCCGCCGTGTGGACGAAGGATTACTTCATCAACTTCACCGGCTCAGCCTCAACCGCTGGCCTGGTGGGTACCCTGTTTGTCGAGTACGTTCGGACGGCCTAATGACCACACAGGTGACGGCGGCTCAAATCGCCCAACTTCGCCGCATGGTGGCAGAGCCTACCCAGACGACCTACGCTGACGCGGCGCTGACCACGATCATCGAGAGTTATCCCACGATGGACGAACTCGGCCAGATGCCCTACTACTGGTCGTCCGCGGTACCGCCTGTCAAGACGGCGAATACCAATTGGATCGCAACCTACGACCTCAACGCCGCCGCCGCTCAGATTTGGGAAGAAAAAGCCGCCGTCCCTGCTGCTGATTTCGACATGACCGCGGACGGGGCCAATCTCGCCCGCTCGCAGGTCTACGAACAGGCCATGAAACAGGCCCGCCATTACGCCGCGAAGCGCAAGGTGAAGACCATCAAACAGATTGTTGATAACGGCTATGTCTCGCCGTTTGGAAGCAACGCATGAACCCACTCAGCGCCGCCGAACTGTCCCGGATGCAAAGCGCACAGACAAGTTCCCTCATGGACGCCTGCTGTGTGCAGGCCTATGCCAGCACAGCGGACAGTTACGGCGCGCTGGTGGCGAGTTATACCGACGGCGCTTCCATCGCTTGCGGTCTGCATATGACCGGAGGCCGCGAAAGTTGGCGCAATACCATGACGACCACGCGCATCGATGCCACTCTGCGCCTGCCAATCAATACCGTGCTCAAGACGACCGACCGGATCAAGGTCACTCACCGGCACGGCGTGGCGCTCGGCGCTGCCCTGGTCTTTGAGATTGTCGGGGCGATCCGGCGCGGGCCGTCCGGCTTGCAGGTCGATTTACTGGCGGTGGCACCTTGACACAGACCGTCGCCAAGATCGAAGGGCTCGACCAGTTCACCGCCGATTTGCGCAAATTGTCGGCGGCTGCCCGAACTGACACGATGCTCAGCGCGCTCGAAGCCGGGGCCGCGGTCATCCAGGCGCATGCGCAGAATAACGCCCGTAACCAGCTAAATCGCCACCCGCTCGGCAATCTGACCAATTCGATAGCCGTGAAGCGGGAAGGCAAGCATGTGCTGGTGGGCGTGTTTGGAGTGGTGTACGCAAAAATTCACGAGTTCGGTGGGATCGTCACGGCGAAGGCAAAGCCCTACCTGGCTTTCCAGGTAGACGGTCAATGGGTCTTTACCAAGAAGGTCGTTATGCCAGCCCGCCCGTATCTCAGGCCCGCCGTGGATAACAACCTGCCCGCGATCCGGCAAGCGATCGTTGACGCCTTACGCGGGCTGCTGGAAGGGGCGATCCGATGAGCATGGATCTTGAACAGGCGCTTACCTACAAGCTCAAGCACACCGCGGCCATTCAGGCGCTTTGCTCTGACCGGATTTATCCGCAAGAGTTCCCGCCCAACGTGGTCATGCAGGCGATCAAGTATCAGCTCATCAGTGCGCCGATTGAAGCCACGCACGATGAAGCCGCCGGGGCAAGTCTCGCGCATCCGCGCTACCAGGTCGAAGCCTGGGCGGGAACGCACGCCGGGGCCGTCGCACTCGCCAAAGCCATTCACACGGCGCTACATGGCTTCAAGGGCGACATCACGGATGGGATAGACACGTTCAACATCCAATCCTGCCTACGGGTCGATAAACGCTCGGACAAAGACGCTGAAGTCGGGCTTCACTGGGTCAGTCAGGATTACATCATCTGGGCGCTTGAGTAAGTCGCAACAAATCGCACGAAATGCACGAAATGTACGGAGGAGGGAAGAACAAATGAAACACCAAACACACGCAATCGATTTGTGTTTTCCCTCGCCGTTGACAGACGGAATTTTTGATTTTGGAAGGAGAGATTTATGACCGCAATCGTAGGGAAGAAGAGCGCTTTCAACACCCTGCTCAAAGCCGATGCCCTGGCCGGCGATATTGCCGGAACCTACCGGGACGTGGCTTATATCCGCTCGATCAAAGGGCCAGGTCTCGCGCTGGATGTGGTCGATGTAACCAGCCATGACAGCACCGGCGCATGGGAGGAACTGGTTGCGACCATCCTCCGAACTGGGGAAGTGACCCTGGATATCGTTTATGACCCGGCAGCCGTGACGATCAAATACGTCAACGGCCTGCTCGGCAA